ACCTACAAATACGAGCCAGTAGTTGGAGCACCATCTGCTAAAAAAAGCGACTACGACAACGTTGACGTAATACCAGTTAGTGATCCAAACGCTGCAACAATGGCGCAAAAGATTACCCAATACCAAGCAGTATTGCAACTGGCTCAGGGCGCTCCACAAATTTATAACCTACCTAAGCTACATCGTCAGATGTTAGATGTGTTGGGTATTAAGAATGCAAACCAGTTAGTACAGTTACCAGAAGATCAAAAACCAACTGACCCAATCACTGAGAATCAAAACATTCTCATGATGAAACCGGTTAAGGCCTTCTTATACCAAGATCATCAGGCGCATATTACGGTTCATATGTCTGCTATGCAAGACCCGCAAGTCATGCAGTTGTTGCAGAACAATCCTAATGCACAGGCTCTACAAGCAGCAATGCAGGCTCATATCAGTGAGCACTTAGGCTTTGAGTATCGTGTACAGATTGAGCAGCAGCTTGGTATGTCTCTACCTCCACAACAGGATGAGAGTGGCGAAGAAATCCATATGGATCCCCAAGTGGAAGCTAGGTTGGCTCCGCTACTTGCACAGGCCGCACAACAGCTATTGCAACAGCATCAAGGTCAAGCTGCTCAACAACAAGCACAGCAACAAGCACAAGACCCGTTGGTACAGATGCAAATGCAAGAGTTGCAGATTAAGCAGCAAGAGCAAGCACGCAAGGCTCAGAAAGACCAAACGGATGCTATGTTCAAAGCACAACAGATAAAAGTGGATGCACTTAAAACTGTGATGCAGTCTCGCAACCAGAAACAACTTGGGCTATTGCAAACTGGTGCTGATGTTATAAAGACTATTTCAGAACAAGTTCATCAGAAAAATACCCAGATTGCTGACCAAAACCATGACCGTGGGCGCACTGAGTTTCAAACTTTAGCTCGCAATGAGCATGAGAGAAAGAAACAAATTGCGGAACAAAACCACGACAAAGGTAGGACAGAAGCTAATATTGAGGCACAAAAACTCAGAAATGCTATGCCTAAACCACCAACAGGAGGTAATGAGTAATGGATGTCTTCAGTACTTTAATTAAAGAATTTGACGAAAGAGTTTCTCAGATTAAAGACTACATGGCCGAAGGGCGTGTGGAGAATTTTGAGGACTATAAAAAACTTTGTGGGGAGATCAAGGGTCTGCTCTTTGCAAGGGGATACACATTAGACCTGCAACGAAATTTAGAGGAATCAGATGAATAAAATTCTATTGGGTACAAACCCCGATAATCCGGTAGTAGTTGGCGCATACAACTATGAGGCGACAGAAGCCGAAAAAGCAAAGCAACTCCCAAGGCCATCAGGCTACAAGATTCTTTGTGCGATTCCCGAAGTAGAAAAGGAATTTGAAAACGGTATAGCTAAATCTGACGAGACAATTAGAAACGAAGAAGTCTTAACGACTATTTTGTTTGTGGTTGCGATGGGGCCAGATTGTTATAGCGATAAAAACAAATTTCCCACAGGCCCGTGGTGCAAAGAAGGTGACTTTATTTTGGTTCGGCCAAATGCTGGAGCAAGATTAGTTATCCACGGCAGAGAATTTAGGATTATTTATGACGACACAGTAGATGCTGTTGTAGATGATCCACGTGGTATTAGACGTAAATAAAGGAGTACAAAATGCCTGAATTTGAAAAACAAGAATTTAAATTTCCCGATGAAGTTGAAGATAGTCCTGAAAACGATATCAGTATTGAAATCGAAGACGATACCCCAACCGAAGATCGTGGAAAGACACCACTACCAAGACCTCTAGTTGAAGAGCTAGAGAAAGACGAACTTGATTCTTATGATGAGAATGTCAAGGTCAAACTCAAACAAATGCGTAAGGTTTGGCACGATGAGCGCCGTGAAAAAGAATCTGCATTACGTGAGCAACAAGAGGCTTTAACACTGGCTAGACGTTTGCTAGATGAAAATAAACGAATGAAAGGTTTATTGTCGTCAGGCGAGAAAGAATACGTCTCAACTGTGCAAAATGCGGCAAATATGGAGCTGGAAATGGCGAAAAAGGCTTATAAAGAAGCCTATGACGCTGGTGATACAGATGCCATTATTGAAGCCCAACAAGCCATGCAAGTCGCTAATTTGCGCATAATGCAGGCAAAAAACTACAAACCTACTTTACAAGAACCTGAAATTGAAGTACAACCTCAACAACAGCAGGTTCAACAACCTCCTAAACCAGACCAAAGAGCGATGGCGTGGCAAGAACGCAATCAATGGTTTGGACAAGATGAGGAGATGACTGCCGCTGCTTTAGGCTTACACGAAAAGCTCAAACGCAATGGTGTGGTAGTTGGATCTGATGAATACTATGCGACATTAGACAAAACAATGCGCAAAAGGTTTGCGGAAAACTTCGAAGAAGAAAAACCCGAACCGACCCGTGCTAAACCTAGCACTGTAGTTGCTCCTGCGGTTAGAAGCACATCTTCAAACAAGATAAAGCTTAGAACTAGTCAAGTAAGCATTGCTAAAAAACTAGGCTTAACCCCCGAACAATATGCTAGAGAAGCACTAAAACTGGAGTCCCAAAATGGCTGAAAATAGATTGACAAGAGAACTAGAAACACGTGCGGTTGTGGAGCGTCCAAAGCAGTGGTCGCAGCCCGAATTGCTACCCGAGCCAGACAAGCAGCCCGGATTTGCATACCGTTGGATTCGTGTCTCAACGCTTAATACTTCTGATCCTCGTAATCTTTCTTCAAAGATTCGTGAAGGTTGGGAGCCTGTTGCGCTTGAGGAACAACCCAAATTTAGACTGTTAGCCGACCCTCAAAGTCGTTATAAAGACAACATTGAAATAGGCGGATTGTTACTTTGCAAAACTCCTGAAGAGTTTATTGAGCAGCGTGATGAATATTACGCTAAACAAACACAAGCTCAGACGGAAGCTGTAGATAACAATTTAATGCGTCAAAGTGACCCAAGAATGCCTATCTTTAAAGAGAGAAAGTCTTCTACGTCCTTTGGAAAAGGTATTTAAATTTAATCAGGAGTCCTAAATGGCTTATCCAATCATTCCCGCACCTTACGGGTTTAAGCCTGTCAGTGAGTTCGGTGGATTGCCCTACGCAGGGTCAACCCGCATGTATCCCATTGCCAGTGCCTATAGCACGTCTTTGTTCAATGGTGACATTGTTCAACTCTCTGGTGGTACTATTGTTACCACTACCATGTCTGCTGCCTCTTCTCCTGGAACTGCTGTTGCAGGTACATTAGGCATTTTCCTTGGCGCTGAATATACCAATTCATCCAGCCAAATCGTTCGTGGTCAATACTGGCCTGCCAATACTGTGTCTAACTACGCAGTTGGTTATGTCGTTGATGATCCACGTACAGTGTTTAAAGCAGTGATGGTTGCCCAAGGTACATCTTTGAGCAATACAGCTTCTACAGTTGGCTATGCTAACGCAACCTTTATTGGTTCTAACCTCTATGCCGTCACAGGTACAGCAGGTAACACCACTACTGGTGACTCAGCAATGGCTGTCTCTGGTGCTGTTATTAGCTCTGGTACTTCTGGTAATACTCGTATTGCTTCAGCACTACCCTTCCGTTGCGTTGGTATCGTTCCTGATACAGCCGTTAGCGTTTCAGCCACTGCTTCTACTTCTGGTTCAAGCACAACTGTGACATTGACTGCTTCAAACTCTGCAATCCAACCTGGTATGCAGTTGATTGCCCCCACAGGCACAGGTTCAGCACAAGGTAACTATATTTCTGTTACTAACGTGAATGGTACAACCGTGACTGTAAGCAGCGCTGTTACTCTTGCTTCTGGCACAGCAGTAACTTTCATTGGCTATCCCGAAGTTTTGGTTACATGGAATGCAACATTCCAAGGTATGACCAATACTGCTGGCGTTTAATTAAGGAGCTAACAAATGGCTATTTCACGCGCACAACTATTGAAAGAGTTGCTCCCAGGTTTGAACGCTTTGTTCGGTCTAGAGTACGCTCGCTACGGCGAAGAACACAAAGAAATCTATGAGACAGAGACTTCTGAGCGTTCTTTTGAAGAAGAAACCAAATTGTCTGGCTTCTCAGCAGCACCAGTTAAGGGTGAGGGCACTGCCATCTCCTACGACAATGCGCAGGAAGCATGGACAGCTCGCTATAACCACGAGACTATCGCTCTTGGCTTTAGCTTGACAGAAGAGGCTATTGAGGACAACCTCTATGACTCTCTATCTGCTCGCTATACCAAAGGCTTGGCCCGTGCTATGGCTTACACCAAGCAAGTTAAAGCAGCGGCTGTTTTAAATAACGGCTTTAATGCTACTATTGTTGGTGGTGACGGCGTGTCTTTGTTCTCTACGGCTCACCCCCTAGTGAACGGCGGTACAAATGCTAATACTCCTTCTACCCCTGCTGATTTGAATGAAACTGCGTTGGAAAATGCTGTTATTCAGATCGCTGCTTGGACAGACGAGCGTGGCCTTTTGATCGCTGCTAGACCCAAGAAGTTGATTGTTCCTCCAGCATTGATGTTCGTTGCAACCCGTTTGCTCGATACAGAATTGCGTGTTGGTACAAACAACAATGACATTAACGCTCTAAAGAACAATGGTTCAGTGCCTGAAGGCTATACTGTCAACCACTTCTTGACAGCACCTAATGCATGGTTCTTGACTACTGACGTACCAAATGGTATGAAACACTTCGAGCGTACACCATTGCAAAACTCAATGGATGGAGATTTTGATACAGGTAACGTACGTTATAAAGCTCGTGAGCGTTACAGCTTTGGCTATTCCGATCCTCTCGGAATCTACGGTTCTTACTAATTTAGTATTAGTTTTAACCTTTAAAAAGGCCTTTCGGGGCCTTTTTTATTGGGCGTATTGTACTTATTATCTCGTTATGCGTTACCCGTATCGTAACTTGTTTTCGAAAAGTATTTAGAAAATATATTTGACAATCGTCATCCATTGATATATAGTTAAGGCTTCTAAAAGGAGTTAACTATGTTTTATGTTTATGTTTATCGTGATCCCCGCCCTCTTAAACTAGGCCAGCCTGTATACGTAGGTAAAGGTACAGGAGATCGTGACTTATCGCATTGGTCTAGGGGGTCTCATAACAAACCATTTCAAGACTTTATTTCACATTTAAAGCAACGCAACTTTGTCGCTGTTTGTGAGCGCGTATTTGAAACTGAAAACGAAGAAGAAGCTTTTGCCAAAGAAATGGAGCTTATCAAACTGTACGGGCGGCGAGATTTAAAAACAGGAACACTATTTAATTTAACTGATGGTGGCGAAGGCCCAAGCGGGTATATTAAAAGTGATGCAGAAAAAGAAGTTGATAGGCATGGAACACTTATAAATTGGCAAAACCCAGAATATCGTGCCAAAGTAATTGCGGCACAAACTAAAGCGCAAAATACCCCAAAAGCGCTTGAATCCAAGTCAATCAACTCTAAAAAGATGTGGGAAACACAAGGGGACACATTGGCTAAAAATATCAAGGAAGCCCGCAATACAGAAGAGTCCAAAGCTAAAACCAGTGCGCAAGCTAAAGCTCAGTGGGCTGACCCTGATTATGCTGCTAAACAAACTGCGAACAACAAAGAAATTGCTAACCGTGAAGAGGTTAAAGCCGCTAAGAAAGCCGCAGCTAAAGCACTATGGGCTAACCCAGTTTGGAAGGCAAAAATGATGGCCGCAAGAAATAACAAAAAACTTCTTGACACGCCCAAGGAATAGTGTATATTGAAGGCTGTCTGGGATTTTTTCTCTTGTTGCCAGCCCGCCCAGGGGTCACGATGCAACGATTAACAAGAGACTTTTGCATAAGGAATTATCATGGGACGTAGTACTTTTGAAGGGCCAATCATATCTGGTGACCAGCGTTTTGGCCCCCTTCGTGATATTGGATATACAGTTTTAGAGCAAGACTGTTATATTGATTTATCAAACACAACTCTTGGTACTGCTGGCTACAGCGGTGGTTCAGGACAGTTTGTTTCTTCCAATACCATCCCCAATTTGAACGGTGTTGTCTATACACCCAACTCTACTTTTCTAACTACTGGCCCAACAGTACAGACTCTACCTGCTGATACATCTACTCAAGTGTATCGTGGCGTGGTAATGTACTTGCCTATTAATAGCCAAATCATCGACATCACTGTTGATTACATTTTGGCTATTACAGGCGAAAGCGGTGCAACACTCAGCAATACCAGCGTGTTTGTGTCTAACAACTATACTGCTGGTGGCGGCACACCTATTTATGGTACTGCTGTAATCTCATCTAGTACTGGTGTAGGTACTGCTGGGCGTTTGTCCAATACTTTTACTGGTACAAACTTGTTGAACATGACTTCTACCACTTCGGATATTCAAAACCCCCAAGTTGGTACACAGCCTAGCTTTTTCTCTCAAGTTGTGTTCACATTGTCCATTACTGGTACAAGTGTTGCGGCTCCTACTGGCGGCAAATTGAATTTCACTTTGCGCTATGCACAGAACGATCCCAATATCGGTAACTTGACAACTTACCCCTACGGTAACTTTGACTGATCTTCTGGGGGCTTCGGCCCCCGTCTTTAATTAAGGAGATTATTCATGGCACAAAGTCCAAATGGTGTACCCAGCACGGGCAACATCGTTAATTCAATTACAAGACAAGCGCTTTACGAACCGTTTGATTTACAGGTTGCGCGTGGCCAAATTTACGGACATAGTGTCCTGAACATTTATGGCTATCAATCAGCAGTAGGCACATCGTTTGTTCCTGTGTGGGAAGGCAATACCGCCTACACTTTTCCATCGTCTGCAATTCAAATGCACGTTGCTAGTTCTGTTAACAGTGGCGATGACAAAACAAATACGTTTGTTCTTATCAATGGGCTGGATGCAAACTACAACCAAATTTCTGAAACTATAAAGTTGAACGGTACAACCGCTGTAACTACAGTGAAATATTATTTCCGTATCAACAGCATGGCAGTAACGGCCGGTGCACCTACAGGAAACATCACGCTAAAAGATACAACTGACACTACGTTGTATGCAGAAATTTTAGCTGGCAATGGCCGCACTTTGATGGGCATCTATACCGTCCCTGCGGGCTATACGTTTTATTTAAGCCGTATTGACATCAATACTAGCTTGAATGCTAACCCTGCTGGTTACGCAACGTATCAAAATTACCAAACAACTAACACTGGTGTATCCACTGTTACGATCATTGCTCCGTTTACAAACAACTACCATACGCAACGGGTCATGCCCAGAGCTGTGGCGGAAAAAACGGACATCCAATTGCAAGCAAAAGCCAGTACCGGTACTGCGGCCTTAACGGTTTCGCAAGAGGGCTATTTAATTGCAAACGGTAGTTAATCATGAGTACTCCAGCATGGCAACGCAAAGAAGGGAAGAATCCGAAAGGCGGCTTAAACGCCAAGGGTCGGGCATCCGCAAAGAAGGAGGGGATGAATTTAAAGCCTCCACAACCCGAGGGAGGCTCACGCAGAAATTCTTTTTGCGCACGAATGTCGGGGATGAAGAAAAAGTTGACCTCATCAAAGACAGCAAACGATCCAAACAGTCGGATTAACAAAAGCCTACGGGCTTGGAATTGTGCTGATGGATGCGCAATTCGTGGACTGACTAAGGGAAAGATGGTTTAATATGCCAAGTACTAGCAAGAAACAGCACAACTTTATGGAAGCAATTGCCCATAACAAGGCGTTTGCAAAGAAGGTAGGGGTTCCACAAAAAGTGGGACAAGATTTTAGCAACGCCGATAAAGGCAAACATTTTTCAAGAGGTGGAGATATGGCACACGATAAACACGCACATCATATGAAGATGGCTCATCATCATTTAAAAATGGCGATGGGTGGTATGGCCGAGAATTTGATTCCTGTGCCAAAAGAACCAAAAACAGGTAAGCCAACAGGAGGCGGTATTAAGCATGGCGGCCATATTAAAAAGATGGCTTCTGGCGGTCTTACTGGCAAACATGGCGTTGAAGAAAAACGTGGCATGACCACAGCTAAGATGGGTTCTGTCAAAGAAGGCGGAATTAAAAAGCATGGCGAACATAGTGTTCAAGAGCGTGGTCATACCAAAGCCATGATGCCCAAAATGAAGGGTAACGACATTGGTAATGGCGGTTTATATAACGTCAAAGGCCCAGCCATGAAACGTGGTGGTATGGCTCGTCATAAGAAATAAGGAGTTAGTCATGAAACACCCAGAGCACGAAAAGCATATTCATCCCGCTGGACATGAGCATCCCCATGAGCATAAACATCACGTTCACCACATGAAAGAACATCATGCAGGCGGACATGTTCATCACCACCATCACTATGGTAAACATGCTGCTGGACACCACAAGCACCATGAAATCGTAGAACATTTGCACAAGCATCAAGAATCCAAATAAGGAAACTATCATGGCAAAGCATAAAAAAGCCAAACGATACGAGGAAGGCGGTGACGTTGACAACGAATCGTATATGCACGATACGGAACAACGCAATGTAACAGATGAAGCTCCACAAAAAATGGAAGCCGCTCCTGTTAAAAAGAAAGCCCCGATTGTTACCAAAGAACAATTAGCTAAATCTGGTTTAAGCTTGCGTGATTACATGAACAAGCAACAAGGCTTGGATCGTAAACAACCCGCTAACTGGAAGAAAAATGGATTCTATGGTTCCGAAACTGGCGGTGATGCTGCCGTTATGTACCGTAAATCTATGGCTAAAGGTGGCGTGGCTAAGAGTTCTGCCTCTTCAAGAGCAGATGGTTGCTGCGAGCGTGGTCACACTAAAGGACATATGAGATGATGTCCAGTCGTGGTATGGGCGACATCAACCCGTCTAAGATGCCGGGTAAAAAGGTTATTAAACGAAAAGATAACCCTAATGATGTCGCCATGTACAAAAAAGGCGGCAAGGTCAAATCAAAAGTAAATGAAGCAAATGCATATACCAAACCCGGTATGCGCAAGTCTTTGTTTGAGTCCATCAAGTCTAGAGCCGTGCAAGGCACAGGAGCTGGTCAATGGTCTGCTCGTAAAGCACAACTGCTGGCTAAATCTTATAAGGCTAAAGGTGGGGGCTATAAATGAAAAACCCGCAACAATCTTTAAAAGATTGGGGTGATCAAAAATGGCGCACCAAAAGTGGAAAACCATCGAGTAAGACTGGTGAGCGGTATCTTCCTGAGAAAGCAATCAAGTCGTTGACTCCAGCAGAATATGCTGCAACGACAAAAGCAAAGCGTAAAGGTAAAGCGGCTGGCAAACAGTTTGTTGCCCAGCCAAAAACAATTGCAAAGAAAACCGCAGGGTTTAGATAATGGCACAGACATCTGGAGTTTCAGGGTTCAATCTAGACCTCACCGAAATAGTCGAGGAGGCGTATGAGCGCTGCGGTTCAGAATCTAGATCAGGATACAACATAAAGACTGCTAGACGGTCTTTAAATTTGTTGTTTGCTGATTGGGCTAATCGTGGCATTAATATGTGGACATTTGAGCAAGACTATATTCCTCTTGTTCAAGGTCAGAATACCTATGCATTGCCAGACGATACGGTTGATTTGCTTGAGCATGTGGTTCGCACAAATGCTAACTCCGTAAGCAACCAATCCGATCTAACTATTACTCGTATTAGTGTTTCTACCTATGCGACTATTCCAAACAAATTAGCCCAAGCAAGGCCAATTCAAGTTTGGGTTCAAAGATTAACAGCCCAAGATTCCTTAACAGGTAGTTATTTGTATGCAGCTATTGGCGCAACAGATACTACAATCCCAGTAACTTCACTTGTTGGTATACCAAATGCTGGGTTTATTACAATTGATTCAGAGCTAATTGGGTTCAATGAAGTTCAAGTAGCTGCTAATGGTAACCCCGCTTATTTGCTAAATTGCAACCGTGGGCAACGGAATACCACTGCGGCATCCCATAACATAGCCTCCCCTATAACTCTTTCCCAAAAGCCTTGTATAACCGTTTGGCCAACACCTGACGGGTCTACTACCTATCAATTTGTTTACTGGCGTATGCGCCGTATGCAAGATGCTGGGGGCGGTGTAAATGTTATGGACATACCATTCAGATTTATTACTTGCATGGTAGCTGGATTAGCCTATTACATGGCATTAAAACTACCAAATGCAATGGACAGATTACCTGTCCTAAAACAACAATATGATGAAGCTTGGACATTAGCCGCCCAAGAAGATCATGATAAATCCGCTATTCGATTTGTACCTAGACATATGTACATTGGGGGTGGGATTTAATGGCAAATAGGTTCGCATCGGGTAAAAACTCGATTGCCGAGTGTGATCGTTGTGGGCAAAGGTACATGCTCAAACAATTGAAGATGGAGATCATTAAGACCAAAATCTATCAATTAAAGGTATGTCCTGAATGTTGGGATCCAGATCAGCCCCAATTGCAATTGGGTATGTATCCAATTGATGATCCACAAGCGGTTATGCAACCTAGGCCAGATTTGAGCTATACCCAATCAGGAGTTACTGCAACAGGGTCAATTGGCGAAGGTAGCAGAGTATTTCAGTGGGGCTGGAATCCTGTCGGCGGGGCAAGATTATTTGATACGGCTTTAACTGAAAATGATTTGATTTTGCAAGTACAAGTTGGTACAGTTACAATAGTTACAACGTAGGAGTTTAGAATGAAGCACGATGATATCAAAGAGGACAAAAAGCTGATTAAGAAGGCTTTTTCTATGCACGATAAACAGGAACATCCCGGCAAGCACACCAACCTATCCAATCTTAAAAAGGGCGGCAAGGTTCACAAAATGAAACAGGGTGGCCCAACAGGTAAAGATATGCGTGCAGTAGGCCGCAATTTAGCCCGTGCCCATAATCAAAAACCTGGGAGCAAATAATGAAACCAACTAAAAAAGATAGCCCTGCTATTCAACGTGGCGCTAATCGAGATAATCGCCCTGCTGATGAATATGCAGCACCTCATGACATGAAAGGTAGATCTGTAAACATTGCAGATGCTGGTACAGCGCCTGAGTTCGAAAAGAAAAAGAACTGGGTTCCTTTGATGGGCGTGTCCATTACGATGGATGATCGTGTTGAGACAGATGGTATTAAGATTCGTGGTACAGGTGCAGCCACTAAAGGTGTGATGGCAAGAGGCCCAATGGCATGAATTACACTCAGCTTAAACAACTGATACAGGATTACACACAGAATTACGAAACTACTTTCGTAAATGATATTCCTACGTTTGTTGAACAAGCTGAACAACGCATCTATAACACAGTTCAATTCCCATCATTACGCAAAAATGTAACGGGAACTATTACTCCTTACAACCAATATTTGTCTTCTCCTAACGATTTTTTGGCCTCATATTCATTGGCTGTATATACAACCGCTTCCACAACAGCCACAGGTTCTGCTGGTACGTTGCTTATTACGGTGGCCAGCAATTCAGGGATTGTTTTGGGTCAGTTGGCACAAGGCACAGGAATTGCCCCTAATTCCTATGTAATTAATATTTCTGGAACAAGTATTACTTTATCAGTTCCAAATACTGGCACTGTGTCGGGAACTGTGACGTTCCAAGGGCAGTTTCAATATTTGCTGAATAAAGATGTTAACTACATTCGTGAAGCATATGGATTTCCTAACTCCTACGGAACGCCAAAATACTATGCTTTGTTCGGGCCAACAGTAGCGAGCGGGGCAATCACCAATGAATTGTCTTTCATACTGGGCCCCACTCCTGACACTGCTTATACCGCTGAGTTGCATTATTACTATTACCCAGTTTCGATCTCTGATACCGTTAACAACCCAAGTGGTACTTCTTGGCTTGGGGACAACTTTGATACCGTGCTTTTGTATGGCTCTCTTGTTGAGGCTTATACCTTTATGAAAGGTGAAGCTGATATGGTAGCCTTATATGAGAAAAGATATACAGAAGCATTAGCTCTAGCTAAACGTCTTGGCGATGGTATGGAGCGTCAAGATGCGTACCGTTCTGGTCAATTTAGACAGGCGGTCACATGAGCTTAGTTCAAACGGCTACTACCAGTTTCAAAGTTCAACTGGCTCAAGGTTTGCACAACTTTGGGCCTACTAGTCCCAATACGTTTTATATTGCATTGTTCAACTCTACCGCTAGTCTCAATGCGGCTACAACACAGTACTCAACAGCTTTAGTTGGAGAAGTTCCAACTGGCAACGGTTATACACAAGGCGGGCAAATACTGACCATCACACAGACGCCAACTTCTGGTACATCAGGAACCACGGCGTATTGGTCATTTGCTAATGTTGTTTGGAACCCAGCCTCGTTTACAGCTCGTGGCGCTCTGATTTACAATTCTAGTCAAAATAACGCATCTGTTGCGGTATTAGATTTTGGTGCAGACAAAACCTGTGTTAATTCTTTCACGATTCAATTCCCAACATCCACTAACACAACCGCAATACTGAGGATAGCATGATTATCACGACTACCAAAGGCGAAATGGATGACTCTCTTCTTGTGAAGAAAGAGGGTACTGTTGACGATGAAAACGAATACACGACTTGGGTTGAGTACTATTTAAATGATGAATTGGTACACCGCTCGGCTCATGTAACTTTGAAAAAATCCCCCTTCTCTGATTTATTTGCTGCCTCTTTAGGCTAAAGGAACCAAAATGAGTAACTCCCAAAGCATGTGCACTTCTTTCTTGGGCGAGTTGTTGAGCGCTACGCACAACTTTAGTTCTTCTAATCCCGCCCATACAGCAAACACCGCCGATACATTCAAGGCAGCTTTGTATACAACAACTGCAAGCCCCGCATTAAATGCGGCAACTACTGCATATTCTTCTTCTGGAGAAGTATCTGGTACAGGCTATACGGCAGGCGGTATTGCGGTCACGAATGCAACCAACCCAACATCTTCAAACAGCTCATCAACTGCTGGCGTAGGGTATTGGACACCTTCTGGTAACTTGGTTTACTCCACAGTGACTCTAACCACTGCTTTTGATACTGTTTTGATCTATAACTCAACACAGAGCAATAAGGCAGTTTCAGTTCATACTTTTGGTTCACAGACCATCACGGCTGGTACATTCACTTTGACAATGCCTTCAAACACAACGACAACTGCTTTATTGCGTTTGTCTACCACCTAATAGGTGAGTTATGGCTCTGAGTTGGGGCAGTGGTAATTGGGGTGATGGAGCTTGGAGCGGTTCATTACCGCTTACAGGAGATGCTGCTTCAGGCGCAGTTGGTTCCACATCCGCCAATATAACCATTGCTTTAACTGGAGTTGGTACAACAGGTTCGGTTCAAGCTCCAACAGTCAATATCACAATCGCCCTATCTGGTGTAGGAGCAAGTGGTAGCGTAGGATCGGTTCTTGTCAGCAACACTGCGGCGTTGTCTGGAGTTCTGGCAAGCGGGTTTGTAGGTACTGTTTCTGGTGCTAAATCGGTCAGTATTTCTGGTGTTCAGGGCGCAGGTGCAGTTGGTACAGTGGTAGCCAATAATACCGATGGGGATATTGGTAACGTAGCGATTGGGGCTCCCG